TGCGAGACCTTCCACGGTCCGAAGCCCTTCCCGGAAGCACAGGTTCGCCACCTCGATGGCAACAAGCGGAACAACCACGCCGACAACCTGCGCTGGGGGACGACCAAAGAGAACGGTGCTGACATAACCCTGCACGGGTCCCGGTCGGGCGAGAAGAACCATGCCGCTGAGTTGACCTGGCCCCTGGTACGCGAGATCCGGGCGAAGTACGCCACGGGTAACTACCGTCATGATGGTCTGGCCGCAGAGTACGGCGTGGTGAAGGCGACGATCACGTACTTGCTGTCGAACACGACGTGGGTGGACCCGGATTACATTCCGTCCGGTGGAAAGCCCCGGGTGAAGATGACAGTAGAGCGTGCGGAGGAGATCAGGGCCAAGTTCGCAGCTCACGGTGGTACGCGTACGGCTTTTGCACAACTGGAGGGCATTTCGGCGCCCCTTCTGTCGGACATCTTGAACGGTAAGAAGTACGCCTCAGGGAAATAGCCTGCTATAGATCGGCCTTGACTTTTGTGTCAGAATTGGGTCTGTCTGATAAGACCCATTGCGGCTATTTCAAAGCCCGGCACGGCGGCACAAGGAGGCACATAAATGGCAGAAGAGAGCGTTCTGTTCCGGGTCACCCGGCCGAACACGTCGATCTTCCATCCGGACCGGGGCGTCAGCCTGCTTCCGGTTCAGACCGGTGAGGAGATCGCCCTTCCCAGGTCGACGGCGGAGTACCACGTCCGCAACGGCGTGGGTGTTCTGGTGGTCTCGGGTGAGCCCGGCGAGGTTCCGGAGGTTTCGGAAGCCCCGGAAGCCCCGGAGGAGCCCAAGGCGCCTGCGCGTCGTCCGGGCCGTCCGGCCAAGTCCGCCGAGTAGTACCAGCACGAGGGGAGGGCCGTAATGTCGTATTCCACACTGGTAAGCGTCCGTACGGCCCTCGCCGCTGGCGGCCTCTTGGACCCCACGTCCGCCGCCTCCATGGCGGACGGGGACATCCAGGACAAGATCGATGAAGCCGACGCCCTGATCGACGGCTACCTGACCGCCCGCTACGCACTGCCGATCGACAGCGGGGCCGTCCCGCCGATCGTCCGCATGATCTCCCGGGACCTGGCGGCCTCGTACGCCACGATCACCTACCTGGGCAGCATTCCCCTTCAGCCCACGCACCCGGTGCAGGTGAAGGCCCAGAGCGCGATGAACACCCTGGAGAAGATCCGTACCGGGGAGATCATGCTGTCGCTGCCGGGCGCAGGCTCGCAGCAGCGCACCGACAACCCGGCCGTCGTGAACCACTACGAAGGCTCGATGTTCTCGATGGGTGACTTCGACCTCGCCCCGATTTGGTGGGCCTGATGGGGTCCTTCGGGGAGAAGATCGAAGAGCTTCTGGCGGCTACGGAGACTGACCTGACGGGGTCTCTCACAGTCGACCAAATCTACGCACACTATCAAGAAACGGGCATCGGGTTCAATCACCCGCGAGGCGGCATCGAACTGGCCCTGGCCTCGGCTCTCCTGAACAAGAACCCGGACTGCCTCCACAAGCTCGCGGACGCCATTCTGGACGGCAGGGAGGCGATGCAGCAGGCCATGGCCGACTGCATGGAAGACCTCAACTCGGAGTATTTCGAGCTGGCCCCGCGCGAGTTCCACGACCTGCGCGCCTCCGGTTCCCCCGAGGTGCTGGACGGCGAGAACCAGGTCTACCACCGGGCACCGAACGTCCACAGGCTCTCTCCCGAGGAGCTACAGGCCAAGCAGGAACTGAAGGCGCTGGGGATCTTCGATGCTGACTTCTGACTTCATGACCTGGCTGGGAGAGCAGGACATCGGCGGCGGAGACCCTCCGGTCATTTACCAGGGCCCTGTGGGTCCGCCGTCGGAGCCTCGGAAGTACCTGGTGGTCACCCCGGTTCCCGGGGGCGGCATGCTGGTCGACGGGCACATCGAAGCCCGCGTCTTCCAGGTGAAGACCATCGGACGTCTGGGGCTCAATTCAGCTACCTGGAACGCCGTTTTCGCCGAGACCGAGCAAATGGCCCGGGACATCGACAAGGTGATAATGAACGCTGGCCGCCCTATCATTGGCGGGGAACAAGTCGTTTACATCTCCCGGTTCGGTTCCACGCCACAGGGCAGTCCCTCCGGACAGCCGCTGGACAGCGCCAACCGGCCCTCATTCCAGGCCATGTACGTGGTCGAAGCTGAATCCGGAATCTACGAGAGCTAAGGACTCCCCATGGCAGACGAAAAGGCACCTACGGAAAAGGCTTCGGTCCGTAAGGTCGTATCCGCAGAGACCGGACCGGCCGCGCCGGAGCCGCTGGTCTACCTCTACCTGAACCAGCCGAACACCCGGTTCGAACTGGGGAACATCGGCCTCCCCGACCTGGTTCAGGAAGGTACCGCCTACAAGCCTGCGGATGCGGACATCGTGCGCATGATGTGCCTGAAGTACGGCATCAGGTACCGCGAAACCCCGTAAATTCCGACAGTTGGCAAGTATCACCTAGGACTTTATACTTGCCACTGGCAGGCTTTTAAGGTCCGGGCGTAAGGCCGACCAAACACGGACCAAGAAAACGACTCTTTTCCGGGTTAGCCGGGGAGAGCTATTTAGGGAAGTGATTACTACGCCCGGAGCAGTGAACCCGAAAAACGTCGTCGTCGGCGTTGCGAGTGCCTGGATCCAGCCGTACGACGCCCTCATTCCGGCCCAGTTACCGGCGGTCACCGTCGCCAAGGGCTCCGACTGGGGCGGCAACTGGCAGAACCTCGGCGCCACCGACCAGGGCTGGAAGCTCCAGGTCGGAACGTCCACCAAGACGATCAACATCGAGGAGCAGTCGACCCCGGCGCTCGTCATCGCCGACAGCCACAGCTACCAGGTCACCGGCGACCTCGCGGAGGACAACCTCCAGCACGCACTGTGGGCCTACGGCGGTGGCAGCCTCGTCACCACCGCAGCGGCGTCCGGCATCCCGGGCTACCAGACCCTGACGCTCCAGGACGGTCTGAACTACTGGGCGATCGGCCTGGAGACCATCAACGTCCAGGGCTTCTGGCGCCGGTACCTCATCCCGATGGGCGTCGTCGGCACCAACGTCGACACCAGCTTCCGCCGGTCCAACGAGAAGCGCATGTACAGCTTCCAGTTCGAGGGCACCTGCGCCCCGAACCAGGTCGTCATCCAGGAAATGGTGGCCGCAGCCCTCCCGTAAAGGGCCTTCGTGATCCCTCACATCGAACTATTCACCCGGCACAGCGAGAAGGGCTACAGCACCATGGCAGGTTTCAACGCAGCGACGGCGGTCGAACCGCTCGACTACGACTTCACGGGCTTTGTGGAGGGTCCCGAGGCTACGGGCACCGTTCCCGAGCCCAGCCAGCAGGCCATGGCGGGGTACCGCAAGGCCGTGATGGCGGTCATCCGCGAGTACAAGGACGTCCAGGAGATCGACCCCGACGCGTTAGGGGACGAAGACCTGGAGCGCGTCTCGGAGCGCGCTGAGGAGCTGGAGAAGCGCATGGACGAGCTGACCGCCCGTCTCTGCAAGAACATGCCCTCCATGGAGACCCTGGCCAAGCTCCCGTGGCGCCACAAGGTGCTCTTCTCGAAGTGGCTCCAGGAGCAGTTCAACCCGGGAAAATTGACGGGCGCTACGAAGGACTGACCGGGGGAGAAGACCAGCGCCGTCTGTATTACACGGTGCTGAAACTCTTCCACATCACCCGGCGCGAGTGGGATGACATGCCCTGGCACGACCAGCGGATGTACATCGAACAGCTAAACAAGGACCCTGAGTACAACGACGACGACGGGGATTCCGGCGGGGGATCTGCGCAGGAAATCACCAGTTGGGACGACATGCCCTCAGGGGCCTAAAAGACTCGCCGTGCCGGGTGGAGATCGTGGGGTCGGGGCTTTAAAAGGCTCCGACCCCACGAGCGTTTTAGGCTATGGCTAATCGCCCCTTTTAGCAGGTAATCTTGGAATCCGCAACGCAATGCGGTACGTGAGGGCAACGGGAAGGTCGGGCCAGTGGCAGGAGCTTATAATGCCGGTTCGATCGAGGCTTCCCTCAAGTTGGACCGCTCTGAGTTCAACAGGGAACTTCAGCAGGCCAAGAAGGACGCTGAAGAGTTCCAGAAGCAGAAGTACAGCCCGAAAATCGTCCTGGACGACACCGAGGCCAAGGCCAAACTTCAGGCGCTGAAGGACGAGTTAGCCAGCTTACGCAACGTCTCCGTGACTGCCGCGTTATCGGGCTACGACAGCTTAGCCACCCAGCTCACCGCGTTACAGGGCCAGGCAGACCGATTAAACGGCACGACGATCAACATCCGTGCCCAGATCGATGACACCGCTGCCCGCGCCACACTTGCTCTGCTAGATGCCGAGATCACCGCCATGAACGCGCGGACGATCACGATCCACGCTGACGTGGACACGGCCGCAGCCGCTGCCTCTCTCGCCGCCCTTCGGGCCGCCGCAGCCGCTCCGATCACGATCCGGACCAACACGACCGGCGGCGGTCCCCGTCCCCGGGTGAGTCCGAGCAACAACGATCCGGACCCGGATGCCCCGCATGTCCCGGACCTCGGTGACGGCGACCCGGACGACGACGATGACGACACCACCCGTCGTGTCCGGCGGATCAAGGACCCCCTCAATCTGCACCTGGGGTCCCTTGTCAGCCTTCCAGGGCTCATCGCCTCGGTTCTCCCTCAGCTTCCCGCACTGACGACGCTGCTGGGCGGAGCAACAGCCGCTGTGGCCTCGTTCGGTGTCGCGGCGGGCGGCGCCATGGGTATCTACGGCATGGCCACGATGGGTGCGGTCAAGCAGGCCACGGCGCACGCCAAGGCCGTCGACCTGACCCAGATTGCCCTGGAGAAGGCCCAGGAACGCCTTGCAGGGACGACGGCGGGTACCGATGCGTACAAGAAGGCGCTGCTGGACGTCACGGAGGCGGAGAAGGCCCACAAGAAGGCCATCGATGATCTCACCCCGACCGAGAAGAAGTTCAACGCGTCCATCGAGCAGACGAAGGGTGCCTGGCAGTCGTTCATCGGGGCTACCAGCAAGTACACGCTGGCTCCGGTCACCACGGTCATCCAGGGTGCTGCTGCGGCCCTGCCCAAGCTCATTCCTCTGGTCAAGGACTTCGCTCCGGTCGCTCAGGACGTGGCGGACGCCCTCAAGAACTGGATGAGCGGCGACGGCCTGACCCGGTTCGTCACCTTCCTGCAAACGTACGGCGTTCCGGTCCTCAAGAACACCATCGGAGGGTTCCGGGGCTTCCTCACGGCGGGCGGTGCGATCATCCGGGCGTTCGGTCCGTGGGCGCTGAAAATGTCCGAGTACATCGGGGGTGTCGGGAAGGCTGCCGACAAGTGGGGCAAGAACGGCGGAGCGGAGCGTTTCAAGGAGTCCGTGAAGCGCGCCTGGACGCAGGTCCGGCCGATCCTGTCCGGTTTGCTCAGGTTGACGCAGAACGTCTGGGACATTCTCTCCGGCACAGGCCAGTCCAACGGTGCGGCGCTGGCCAACGTGATCGGCGGTATCGCGGACGCGGTCGGGAAGGTCAAGCCCGCAGCGGTCAAGGCCTTCGGTGAGATCTTCCAGTCGCTCTCCGACGTGGCGGTCGCGCTGGCTCCGGTGATCGGTATCACCAGCAGGGCCATCGTGGACATCGTCAACGCGTTGCCGCCGGGCACGATCCGGCTGATCGCGGACGCCATGATCGCGTGGAAGCTGGCGATCATCGGCTGGAACGTGGCTGTGGCAGTCTGGGAAGGCCTGGTCGCGATCATCGGGGCGATGGAGACCGCCTGGCTCGCTCTGTCTCTGGCGTTCGCAATCAGCCCGCTCGGTGTGATCATCGTGGGCGTTATGGCGCTGGTCGCGGTCATTGTGATCATTGCGACGAAAACCACCTGGTTCCAGCAGCTTTGGCACTGGGTGTGGGACAAGATCAAGTCCGCGTTCCACGCGACCGTGGAGTTCCTGCGCGGCAAGTTCGGCCTGCTCGCCCTCCTGCTCGGCCCGCTCGGTGCGGTCATGTGGATCGCTGCCAACTGGACCAAGGTCTGGGGGGTCATCAAGGGTGTCTGGAACGGCATCGCGGCCGGAGCTGCCTGGCTGTGGGGCTACATCAAGCCGGTCATCATGGGTATCGCCGACGTCTTCATCTTCCTCGGCAAGATCTGGTGGACGGTCTACTCCACGATTTTCAAGGTCGTTTTCATCCTGTTCGAGGCGGCGATCAAGGCGCTGTGGGTGTTCGGGATCAAGCCGGTGCTGGGCTGGATCTCGGACGGCTGGCACGCCCTGGGTACCGGGTTCAAGTGGGTCACGAACCACATCCTCAAGCCTGCCTGGGACGCCTTCGCCTCAGCCGGAAAGGCCGTGTGGAATCACACCCTGGGTCCGGTGTTCGGCTGGATCGGCGACGGCTGGCACGCGATGGCGAACGGCTTCAAGTGGGTCTACAACCACATCATCAAGCCTGCCTGGGACGCGGTTGCCGGGCGGGCCCGGGAGCTGTGGCAGGGCTCCATCAAGCCGGTCTTCCAGAGCATCCAGGACTGGATCGGCGACAAGTGGCGGGCCATCAAGGAGAACGTTTTCTCCCCGATGGGCACGTTCTTCACCAAGACGATCCCCGGCTGGGGAACGACGATGAAGAAGGGCCTGATCGACGCCTTCGACTCGGCGTGGAAGGGCATTCAGAAGGTCTGGGACAACGTCAAGAAGGCGATTGGTACCCCGATCTACTGGGTTGCCAAGTATGTCTGGAATGACGCGATCTACAAGATCATGGACAAGATCGCGAGCTTCGTCCACCAGAAGAACCCGCTGGGCAGGATCAACACCGACAAGATCCCGCACTTCGCCGCCGGTGGTCCCGTCCCGCACACCCCAGGCTCCCGGCCGGGCAAGGACTCCGTCAACGCCGTCCTCATGCCGGACGAACACGTCTTCACCCGCGAGGACGTCGCCGCCATGGGCGGTCACCACGCCGTCCAGGCGTTCCGGTCCTCCCTGCACGGCGGACGCCCCGTCATGGGCGCCAACACGACGGGGCGCTTCGGCGTGGGCGGCTGGATCTCGGATGCGGGTTCCGCCCTCAAGAGCGCGGCCAACAAGGGCCTGGACGCCCTGGAGGACGCCGCCCTGGGTGCGCTGGCCGCCATCGTCAACCCGGTCATCAACAAGGCCGAAGGCGCTATCGACAAGATCGTTCCGGGCAGCGGTGACTGGAGCAACCTCGCAGGTGGGGTCATGAAAAAGCCCCTGGAGGACATCAAGGGCTGGGTCAACCGCGAGGACAAGAAGGCGCTGGCCGTCGGCGGGAAGATCCCCGAGGGACGCCACCTGGCCATCATCAACTCGGCGATGAAGTACGCGAACGTCCCCCCGCCCGGCACGAAGGGCGCCTGGCAGGCCGGTCTCAACACCTTGATCACGCGCGAATCCGGCTGGAACGCGAACGCGATCAACTTGACGGACAGCAACGCCAAAGCGGGCCACCCGTCACAGGGCCTGGCCCAGACGATTCCGGGCACTTTCCACGCCTACGTCCCGGCGGCCCTCGCGGACCGCTCCATCACCGACCCGGTTGCCAACGTCGCAGCCGCGATCCGGTACATCGTGTCCCGGTACGGCAACATCAACAACGTTCAGCAGGCCAACGCCAACAAGGCTCCGAAGGGCTACTGGACGGGTACCGACGGGGCGGCCTCCGGCCTGGCCTGGGTCGGCGAACGCGGCCCCGAGCTGGTCAATTTCCACGGCGGCGAGACCGTCTACAACCACCGTGACTCCATGCACATGGCCGCCATGGGCAGCCTTCACGGCTACGCCTCCGGCACCGGCACCCGTCATCAGCGCCATGTCGTCCGTGAGGCGTACGAAGAGCGCGACAGGGACAGGGCACGCCGCGACGCCGCACAGAAGAAATACGACGAAGCGCACAAGAAGTACCTGAACGCGACGACTGCCAAGGAGCAGGCCGCCGCAAAGAAGGAAATGGCCAAGTACGACAAGCAGATCGACAAGGCCAACAAGGAAATAGCTTCCGACACCAAGCTGATCAAGCTGAATGAGAAGAGGTACAAGAACGCATCGAAGGCCGTGGAGCAGGAGCGCAAGGATGCCGCTACTCTCGCCGCCGCGAAGAAAAAGGCCCGCGACGCTGAAATCGCGAAGGAGCGCAAGGCGGCCCAGGATTACATCGCAGGCAAGAAGGCTGCCATCGACGCGAAGATCCAGGTGGCAACCGATGCCCGCGCCGGTTACAAGGATGCCGCGATGCAGACCGGCGCCCTGTCGAGCCTGTCCGGCAACCGGGCCGCGAGCTTCACACAGCAGCTCCAGGCGAAGATCAAGGCCATCAAGGATTTCCAGGTCAACCTGCACACGTTGGCCAAGCTCGGCATGTCTCAGGGCCTGATCCAGCAGATCGCCGCCATGGGTCCGGAGCAGGGCGGCCAGCTCGCCCAGTCCCTGGCCCGCACCTCCACGGCCGCCGACCTGAAAAAGCTCAACTCCACGTACAAGGAACTGGAAACGGCTTCGGGAAAGTACGCGGATTCCGCTGCGGAAGACGGCTTCGGCCTGAGCACCTTGAAGGCCCAGTCAAAGGCATTGGCCGGGGCCAAGGTAACCGTCACCGCACCGCATACCATTATGGTGACCATCGACGGCAAGAAGTTCCGGGCCCACACGGAAAAGGTCGTGGAGGAAAAGGTGTCCGAGATCGTGGCGGTTGCAGGAAAGAAGAAGTGACATGCCGGTTGTAGTCCCCGTAGCCTCCCCGGTCTCCTCCTCGACCGTCGATGCGACCTCGTTCGACGGGCGCATCCGGGCCATTGACGACCCCACGTTCGGCGGCGTCCGGATCAAGATCGACTACAGCCTGGACCTGTCCTCCTGGTCCAGCCCCTTCCGGTGCACCGTCTACCGCAAGAACGCCGACAACACCGTGCACACCGTGCGCGGGGGAGACCCCTACCTCAACTACGCGGGGGAGGGGTGGCTGTACGACCAGGAGGCCCCCCTGGGCCAGGCCGTCTCCTACTACGCGGTACCGGTCGACGCGACCGGCGCCCTTGCACAGCCGTCTGCCCAGGCTTCCATCGCCACCTCCGCCCCGGCAGGCGGCTACCGGGCACCCGACATGTGGCTGGTCAACCTGGAAGACCCCGGTGCCTCCATCCAGGCCCGGGGAACCGGCACGCTCAGCGGCAGCTACAACGGGCGCACCGACAAGCAGACCGCGCTGGGCAGCCCCTACCCCGTGGTCACCTCGGACACCCGTAACGGGCTGGGCACGTCCATCTCCGTCCTCACGGTCGGCCAGCAGGAGTTCGCAGCCATGCAGAAGCTGCTGAACCAGACCGTGATCATGCGCAAGTCGTCGCTGTGGGAGCGCCCTGACGGCTACTTCACCGTGGACGATGTCTCCTACGCGGCACAGTCCGCGACCACCGGCCGGGGCGTGTACCTGTGGCAGCTCGGTCTCATCGAGGTCGGCCGCCCCAACACCTACGGACAGACCGTCACGAACCCGACCTACACGTTCGCAGCGGACTCCGCGCAGTCCGCCCTGTTCTCCGACGTCCTGCCCGTGCCGTTCGACGCCATCCAGGGCGGCAACATGATGGACGCCTACACCTCCGAGGGCGAAAGCGGATCCGCCCCCGGAAACGGCTGGAACGCCTACAACGGCAACACCACCATCCTGCGGACCACAGCCCTCCCCTTCCGGGGTCTCTACTCCCGCAGGCTCACCGCCACCGCAGCCGGACTGATGGGCGCCACAGGCATCCCGCAGTTCCGGGTCTCCCCGGGTCGTACCTACACGTACTCGATGTGGGTGAACTCCGTTACGGGCCTGATGACCGACCTGCTCATCGACTGGCTGGACGGCGCGGGCGGCTACCTCAGCACCGACTCCCTGTCCGAATGGGGCCGCAGCGTCGCCCTGACCCCCGGAACCTGGACGCGGGTTGCCCTGTCCGTCACACCCCCACCCGGGGCGGCGTTAGCCATCTGCAACGTCGTCATCACCGCGACCGCTGCCGCCCAAGTCGCCTACTTCGACTCGGTGAGCATGGAGAACATCTGATGCTCACCCACTCCGACCGCCTCGCGCGGGCGATGGCCGACGGCACGGCCTTACAGATCCAGCCGGTACTGGAGTGGTCCCCGGACTGGAAGACCTGGTACCCGCTGACCGTGGTCAGCGGCCAGCACACCCAGGACCGCACCAGCACCACCCGCTGGACCCTGAGCGCGACCGTCGCCAAAACCGTCACCGTCGGCTTCGAGGGGATCCACGCCTACGGCTGCCGCCTGCGCCTGCGCATAGCCGTCTACTTCCTGGGATCCTCCCCGGAGTACTTACCGGCCGGGGTGTACTCGGTGACCTCCGTGGTGGAGAACACCAACAACCTGGTGATCGACGGCGCGAGTTTCGAACAGGACGTCATCGACTCCCAGTTCCCCGTAGCCCGCAACCTCCCGGACAGCCGGTCGATGACATACCGCAGGCAAGCGGAGAAACTGATCACCGAGGCCGTCCCGGACGCACGGTTCAACTGGGACGAGCGGCTGGCCTACCGCACCGGCATGGTCTCCATGGCCGTGGACTCGGACCGCTGGGCGGTCATCCACGGCACGTCCTCGGACGCCTCCATTGCCACCGCGCTGGGCGCTGACGCCCTCTGTGACGCCTCCGGAGCCTTCACCTTCACCCGGCGCCCTTCCCTGCTTGACGACCCCGTGTGGACGGTCTCAGAGGACAACCGGACCAAGCTGGCCTCAGCGTTCGCCTACGACCGGGGCGGCGTCTACAACCTCGTGGTGGTCACCGGTACGCCCGCCGACGGCAGTAACGCCGTCGGTCCCATCTTCGTCTGGGACGACGACCCGCGCTCCAAGACGTACGCCGGACCCGACCCGATCAAACAACCGGAGCTGGCCGGGCACTTCGGCGTGAAGCCGTACAAGTACGACTCCCCGCTGATCATCAACGACCGGCAGGCCTGGCGCGTCGGCAAAGCGATCCTGGCCGACGTCATGGGCGAGTCCAAGACCCTGACCCTCACCGGCCGCTACCACCCAGCACAGGAGTCCGGCGACGTCATCGTCGTCAGCCGCCTTGACGGCCGCTACGAACGCCACATCGTGGACGCCATCAGCTACTCGTGGGGCACCGGAGCCGCCTCCTACACGACCCGCAGCACGAAGCAGGAGATCACCATCCATGTCTGATGCCGCAAGCCTCCTGGCCAAGCTGACCGCCTCCGGCAAGTCCGTGCAGACGATCCGCGCCACCGTCTCCTCCTACCGCGAAGACGGCCTGGTCAACCTGTCCTATGGCACCTCCCAGATCTTCGGCGTGCCCTGCCTGGCGTCCTACACCCAGCGCAACATAGGCGACGTCGTCCAGGTACTCGACCTCGGAGGCAACGCCTGGCTGGTCCTCGGACGCTCCGGGGGCATCGATTCGGCCTGGACCGGCCCGTCCACACAGAACTCCGGCTACACCGTCTACGACATGACCACCCTGCGCTCCCGGGGAACAGTCGACCCCGGATTCGAAGGCTACGTAGGGCAGACAGCCGCCCCCTCCGACCAACCGGCGCTTCTGGCCTGGTCCTACTACAACGGCACGAACAACACCCTCCCCGCAAACGGGACCACCAAGGTGCTCATGTACGTGTACGTCGCCCGGGTCAACACCCTGCACGGGCAGCGGGAAGCCGTTCAGCTCCAGCTCTGCCCGCACAACTACAACACCCTCCCGTCAGGGTCCTCCCAGATCACCCTGGACACGGACTCTTTCAGCCCCGTGTATTTCCAACTGGAAGCCGGGGAGGTTCGCATCGTCCGCATCCCGGGGGACTGGTGGACGGCAATCACAGCGGTCACCCCGACCATCAAAGGGTTCGCCGTGAAACCGGTCACCACGACCCCCTGGGATGCCAGCTACGTGATTTTCAGCAAGCTCTCCGGCGGTTTCCGGGCGCTTTAATCGGTATAGTTGATCGAGAGTAAAGGAGGGAAACCATGGGAGCCTTATACAGTGCCTTTTCAACGCTTCCGGTACCGGACAGTGCGGGCACTAATGACGTCCCCTACTGGTTAACCCAACTGGTATCCACCATGGATGCCAGGCTCATTCTCACGGCCACATCCACGACGGACCGGGACAGCAAGTACTTCAACGCACCGTCCGGTGTCATCTGCGTGGTCCGAGATTCCGGTACCACCGAGGTTGTCGGGGTCTACGTCAAGACCTCCGACGTGGGTACCTCCATCTGGTCGGCGGTCTGGACCGCCCCGGTCACGCCGACCCCTGTCGCCATCAACCTGGCCGACGGATTCCAAGCCACCAACGGTAAAAACCCTGTGGCCGTCTACAACTCGGCCATGAACACCTGGACCCTCTGGGGAAACATCGCCACGGTCAACGGCACGAACATCGCGAGCGTTACCACCCTCGGATCGCTTCCCGCAGCCGTCGCCCTGAGTACGATCCAGCCCTATTACGAGGCTGCCGTGCCCATTTCCGTCTCCGGTACCAATGCACCTCCCGGTACCTGCAAGCTCTCCATCCCCCCCAGCGGAAACATCGTCGCTTACTTCGGTACCGGCGTACAGACCTCATGGGTCGGCCTCGACGGCTTTGTCCTTCCTGGCGCCTGAGGGGACCTGATCCATGACACGCTTCATTTACGGCGGCGGCGGAGACGGCGATATCATCCAGCCGTCCGGCGCGCCTTACGCCAATGCAACTGCATCGGTCTACAACGCCCGGACCGGCGGAACAAGCGTTACAGACTTACAGAACATGTCCGGCGCGGCCATCACGACGGTGACGACCGACAGCTACGGACAGGCAATTTTCTACGGCCCGGACGCGTACATCGGCGTCCTGTGGCTGAGTTTCGGCGTCGGACCCCGGTGGGCCATCTCCCCGAAAGCCGTTGATCTGGCCTCTGCACAGGCGATTGCCGTCCAGCGGGCAGCCGACTTCACCGGGGCATCCTTCACCACCAAGGCAGCGCTGCCGTACCACGCGAACGACCCACTGGAACAGGCGCTGGCATCCAAGCTCGACCCACTGGTCATCCCGCGTGTCGCGTCCCAGGCGGCCCGGGACGCAGCGTTCCCGTCCCCGGTGAGTGGTGACCGCTGCTGGCGCACCGACCTGAACACCGAACAGACGTACAACGGCAGCCTGGGCGTCTGGCGCAGCACGTCCTTCGCGACCAGCTTCGGTTCCGTCGGCGGCACCGTCACCGTCTCCAATACGGCGACCGAGACAGCCCTGTCCGGACTCTCCGTGCCTGCGAACAGCCCCGCAGGAGCGACGTTCCGCGTCACCGGATACGGGAATATCATCCAAGCCGCATCCACGACCCCGACGGTGACTTTCCGTCTGCGCGTCGGCGGCGTCGGCGGCACGATCCTGGGTTCTGGGGCCTTCACCGCCATCTCCAACGCGACCCCGACCCTTCGTGCGTGGCGAGCCGTGGGTCACGTCACAATCCTGACCACCGGGGCGAGCGGTACCTGGTTCGGCAACCTGAGCACCGAAACGTCCATTACGTCCTCGGGAACCCTCAGCAGCTCGGACCCCGCTGTGCGCACGGACGGCACGGCCACCGCGACCCGTGACACGACGACGTTGCAGAGCCTCCACTTCGGCGTCCAATGGGGTACCGCGTCCGCGTCGAACATCGTCATCCAGCACGGCTGGTTCTGGGAAAGGGTCTGCTGATGGCGCGTTACCTGTACGGCGGCGGAGGCGACGGGGCTGTCGTCAATCCCTACGGGCAGCCCCTTCTCAATGCCGGGGCGGCCGTCTACAACTCGCGCTCCGGCGGCTTCCTGATCACGGATCTTCAGACAGTCACCGGTACCGCCATCAGCTCGGTGACCTCCGACGCCAACGGGCAGGTTGCTTTCTACGGCCCCGACAACTACATCGGCACGCTGTGGCTGGATTTCGGTACCGGCTCGGGAGTGCGCTGGGCACTGTCCCCCAAGTCCGTCGACCTCGCAGCCACCAAGGCGATCGAGATGCAGCGGTCCGCAGATGCCGGGTTCCCCTCGTTCACCACCCGCGCGCACCTGCCGTACAACACGGCGGACCCCCTCGTTCAGGCCCTGGCCCTGACGGTGGACCATCTGGTGATCACTCAGGTGGCCGATCAGGCGGCCCGGACCGCCGCGTTCCCCTCCCCCCAAAATGGTGACCGCTGCTATCGGGTCGACCTGAAGGCCGATCAGCTCTACAACGGCACCTCCTGGGTGACGCTGGTTCAGGCAGGTCCCTGGACGCAGACCAACCTGACGATGACCCCGGCGTCTGGAACGTTCTCCCTGGGCAGCGGTTCCTTGTGGGTCCGCTACCAGCTCCAGGGCAAGAGCGTCCTGTTTTACATCTCGTTCTCTATCGCGGCGGACACCACTTTCGGGACCGGCGTTTGGACGGTATCCGGACTGCCTTTCAGCATTGCGTCTAGCAGCCTTTTTGTCACACCTTTCCCTGGTCAGGTCGTTACCGCTTCAAACCGGTATTTAGTGGTGGGTCAGGCCGAAACAGCTACCACCCTGTCCCTCTGGTCGTACACGTCGAATACCAGCACTGCACTTTCCCGTATCGGGGCCTCTCCGACTCCGGGCGGTGGCGCCTGGGCGGCGAGCAACTTCATCCGTCTCGGCGGAACAGCCGAGCTGGCCTAAGGAGAATTCCCATGAGTCTTGTACGGCATTACCCGAGCGGGTCCCCGGACTACGCCCCGACGGACACGCAGGTTCAGGTGAGTTACACCGTGGCCGGTACGGACGGCTCTGCGGTGAACGGCGTGATCAACACAAACATGCTGCTCACAGAGGATCAGATCGATGAACTGTGCGTCGCGTTGAAGACCGCGTGCGCCGGTCTGTCGTGGGTTACGTACACCACTGCGGTGGCCCAGGAGAATGGGCGCCGTACCTTCACCGTCTCGGAGCCCCCTCCGGCCGGATAAGAGGCTGGGGCCGAAATGGCCTGCTTTGGTATGATCTGCTAAACCGATAAACAGTCCCGAGAGGCACATCAAGTGAGTGGTACGGATAGCCTCGTCAGCGCCGGGGCAGCAATAGTCGGGAGCTTATGCCTATACGGCGGTGCCCGGTTCGCCTCCCGTAACACGAAGGCCACGGAAGACCGGAAACTCAAAAGCAGCGAGTTCGAGGTATTCAAGAAGGCGTACCACGAACGCATGGAAGAATTCGAGAAGCGGCAAGAAGTCCAGGAAGCGAAGACCGTCAAGATGGAACGATTACTTCGGCTGGCTCTCCGGCACATCCTGGACCTCCGTTCCGACATGAGACGCAACGCCGTGAACCCCACACACGGGACCCCTCCGGAGCTGGAGGCCCTGTTGTGGACCTTCGCCGACGACGAGCCGGTCCGCGTTCCTCCCGCGTCAGGGGACGGCGACTGATGCAGGTCAACCGCGCGCAGCTCCGGCAGGCCCTCATAGACGCCGGGGCCCGCACCCGGACCTGGCAGGAGCCGGACACCGCAGAGACCCTGGCCGCCATCGCACTGGCCGCCTCCGGTAGCCAGGGAGAGGCCCAGAGCGATCTGGTCACCCTCCGGGACGAGAAGGAGCGCGTCGGCTGCTTCCAGATCGAGACCCGGCCCCAGGCCACCGGCCACGGCACCCCCCGCGACCGTGAATGGCTCCTGGAGGACTTCACCCACCAGTGCCTGGCCGCCGTCGCCCTGACGTACATGAACGGGCTCAAGATGTGGCCCGAGTACGCCTCCGACGCCTACCAGAGGTACATCCCGGAAGCCTTCACACCACCGATCAAGCGGCCCGAAGGCGAGATCCCCTACCAGGTGGCCACCGTCTTCCCCGGGCTGCCGCTACGACTCCTCATGCGGGCCTGCGGCTGGATCGCCCCCTCCAACAAGGACGCCGACCGCATCGCTCAACTCCACGGCCACCCTGCCGCCGCCGACGTCCCACCCGGATTCATCGTGCGGATCCCAGTACAGCGGGGCTGGTAAGCGGCCCCGTGTCGCAAACAGAGTGAGAGGCACCCTGTGGAGAAGTACCTGAACCGTGAGTTCCTGCGGGACTTAGCGGAGCGCACCGGCGCTACCTACGTCCAGACCTTCCTGGGTCTGGAGCTGGCCGACGTCACCAACCTGCACAGCTTCGCCGCGACCCAGGCGGCCCTGCTGGCGGCCCTTCCTGCCGCGTTCGCGGTGGCCAAGGCCGCATTCAAGGCCCGTCGGGCTGCGAAGGTCCCCGCAGGCGCCTGACCTGTGCGAAAGGGCGGCGGTTCCCTCTGGGCTGCCGCCCCTTCGAGCGCTAAGATCAACCCCATGCAGCGTTTCTAGCAGAGGCGGTAAACGTGGCCGGTATGCAGCACACAGCCCAAGACCGTTGCGACCGCTGCCGGGCGCAGGGCTACACAACGTGGGGCATAAGGCACCTTTCCCTCACGTTCTGCGGGCACCACACCAACGCGTACGCGGACAAACTCATCGATCAGGGCTTCACGCTGCGGGTCGATGACACCGTCGCACTCCACGCAAGGTGATAGGACTCCCGACCGCCCTCCTGCTACAGTAGATACAGCGAAAGGTCAGGTGATCGCCCTCATGACGGACGCAACCAAGAACACGCAGCCCGACACGATGGAAACATCCCTGACCTAGGAGCGTGATCCACATCTCCGTTGCGGCCGGTCTGAGATGCCCGGCCGTCTCGGAGAGGGATTACCCCCTAAACGTCCGCCGACGTCCTCCCGCACAGGGCTAAGGCGGCACCGGGAACAGGGGAAGAGCAATCAACCCCGAGGACCCCGGTGAACCCCGGCAGGTCGAGCCCCGGCTCCCTGCCGGGGTTCCTCACTTTTACGCGAAAGGAACAAAATGCCCCGCGCCACTCCCACCTGTCGGAAATGCTCCCTTCCTAAGACGTGCCGGGATTCTCCTGGGGAGACTCGCGTGCGCTGGGTGTGCCTCCCCTGTGACGCCGTCTCTTCGAAGACGTGGCGAGACGCCAACCCGGAAAAGGCACGTAAGAGCGTGCGGACCTCCCTGCTCATGCGGCGCTACGGGATCACCCCGGAAGAGCTGGCGCAGATGAAACAGGAAGTGGGCTACATCTGCGGAATCTGCGGACGGGTCCCTAACCAGGACTCTCAGCGCAAGGAAGACCGCACGCTGCACATCGACCACAGGCACCCCGAGGGATTCGAACGGGACAAGCGCCTGGGCTCCAAGGACGAGATCCGAGGGTTCCTGTGTGGGCCCTGCAACCGGCGTCTGGGCTGGTACGAGACCTACCGCACTGAGATCGAGGGTTACCTCAATGGACGTTAAGCCGCCGCTCCGGTCCTACCAGCGAGCGG